GGAGCCTCTTCAACTTCTACCTCTTCAACTTCCATCTCTTTAATTTCGGCAATCATACCCTCTTCTGTAATTACCAAAACTCGTCCGTCTTCAAGTTCGTGTTCTCCGATTGGAGCAGGAACTTTGTCTCCGTTTTCAGCTACAATAAAAACAGGCACGCCCGCTTCAAATGATTCAGCTTCCAAAACGGTAACACCATCTTTGAGCATCATGGTAGCCATTGCAACTTCCACTTGCTCAGTCTCGCTTGATAACTTTACCGAAGCGAAACCGTCTTTTATCGCGTTAACGATTTCATTTAAATTCATACTATATTCACTTTTTAAATTTACTTTCTCCATATCAAAAACTCCATCAATTGAAAAGCCTTTGACTTTGCCTGTCTTAACATAATCGTTCCAAATCTCATCGTTGTTCACTTTCATCGCAGCAAACCACGTCCCCACTGGCTCGTTAAATCCGTAGTGTACTGATTTATCGTGTACCTCGTCCATTTTAATCCACGTTTCAACAAAAGTCACGTCTTCTATTTGTGTACCTGAATGCTCGATAGTTGAGTTGTTCTGGTATCCTTGACGACTGAAATTTTGTTGCACTTGCTTAATCGTTTCCGCAGGGAATACAATATTAAATTCGTGTCCGTCTTGGTAGCGAGGTATCTCTTGGTCGGGAATTAATATAGGCCCTAATAAAATTCTTTTTTCCTCGTTTATGGTTGCAAGTTTTATCTCCTTTTGTTGTGACAAAGTGATAAATTGCACCCCTATTGCAGGATCAGATACGAGCGAAACAGCGTAAACGCCCTCGTTATCCTCCTCGTTAAACATTACTTTGTAAGTGTCCATACCCTTATAACTGATTTTTAATTGTTTGTTATAAACTTTTTTTCGTTTTCAAGGTTTTAACCTTGAATATTCAACCAATAGATTTAAATAATTAACTCGTTTTTAAACCTATAACCTTAAAATTTTATATTTTTTTAAGGTTATAGACTGATATTTTACCCCCCTAAGGTTGCGCTTTGAATAATGTTACGGTCTAAACTTTGGGCCGTTGTCACATTATTTGCAACGACATAGGCTTGCACGGGAGCCGCCTCTCGATTACCTATTGCGCCTGCTAATTGGTTGACACCTGTTGCTCCAACAACGTTGAATTGAGGAGCGTTTGTTCCTGCTCCGCCGCCGCCTCCGCCGCTATCACCGCCTGCTCCGCCGCCGCCTCCGCCGCTTGTTATTGATGCGGCTTGTCCAATTCCCGCTGCCAATATAGAAGCGATTGATGTTCCTGCGGTAAGTTTAGTTAATAAAATACTTTTTGCTGCAAGCTTAGCATTTATTGCAAACGAAGGGTTTACAACACCAGGGGCTAAAAATGGAGGGTTTAAAGCTGTTGGAGCTGCTGAGGCCGTTGCTGCTGCGATAGACTTTGAGGCTCCAACAATTACGTCTGCAATTGCTAACCCTTTTTGAATTGCAATAATACTCAAAGCAATTGTTTTATTTTTACCCGCAAATTGCATTAATATATTAAGTGCTGTATCTAACGCCGCACGTTTTGCATCTGTTATTGCAATATCCAAAGCCATTTCTCTATCTGCAAATTCTTTTTTTTGTGCTTCAGCTAAAATATAGGCGTTATTTTCAATTTCATTTTCTTTTTCTAAAAACTCCTGTAAAGCATCCAATCTATTTTGTCGCTCTTGGGCTTCGGCTTCAATTTTATTTTGTCGCTCTCGGGCTTCGGCTTCAATAGGTGCGTTTCTTAATCGAGTCATAAAATCCGACTCGTCTTGCAATTGTTTATTTCTCGCTTCGGTTGCTTTTTTATCTTTTTCGGCGTCTTCTTTTATTTTATCGTCTGCCTTTTTTTGCTCCTCCTCTTGTTCTTTTTGTATTTTCTCTCTATTTTTTTTACGATCAGCCTCTCGCTCTTTATCTATTGCCGCCAATTCTCTATTTAAACGCTGACCCAATGCGGCTACGTTTGCGCCGTCTTCTTTTATTGCTTCTAAATATGCGTTTTTAGCGGCTATTTTTTTAGCGGTGTATTGGTCAACTTGATCGCCATGCTCCTGCATAAACCTTTTGTTGAGTGCTAAAGTAGCATCGGCATCGGCTTTTAGCCTATCAAGTGCGCGGCTTGCGTCAGAAGTTGCCCCAACAAAATCAGTTACCGAAGTAATTACATTACCAAAAAATTCGCCAATGTCTTTTAAACCTGGTAATAGATTATAAACCGCCTCTTTTACTTTGTCAAAATTTTGATACAAAGCAACGAGTCCAATAACTAAAGCTCCAACTCCTGTGCCAATTATTGCAAGTCTAAAAAGTTTTAATCCTAAAGTAGCCGTTCCAGTAGCGGCAGTTGATGCAGCGGTTGCAGTTGTAAGAGCAGCGGTTGCCGCAGCGTCTTGAGTTTTGGCTAAGGTGTTTGCTCTTACGAGTCCAATTTGCCCTGTCTCAATAAAATTAAAAGCTAATTTTACAATATTAAGCTCTTTTATAACCGCACCTAATTGCTTAAAAGAGTCAAGGCTTTCTCCAACTGCTTGCAATCCTTGCGATAAAGCCATCGCGGATTGAACTTTTAAAAGTGTAGCCTCTACATTTTCAGATTCAACACCTACTAAAGCCATGCCTCCTTGAACCGCAGCAAAGCCTCCAGCAACACCCGACAAAGAAGCCGTTAAGGCTTTAAATTTAGCGTCGGGATTGAATGCGTCGGTCAAGGCTTTAGCGTCTCCGATTTGGTCTTTAAGTTCTGCGGCACGTCTTGCGGCTTGCGCTGCCTCTGCCGAGGTTGCTCCGAATTTATCCGAGAGTGTAGCGACTTCCGCTTGCGCTGCTCTAAGTTGTGATCGTAAAGAGCCAACCGCCTCGTTGACATTGCCTTGTACTTTTATATCAATTACCTTCTCTATTGCCATTTCAGTGCTTTTTTAAATAGTTGTAAATAGTTGCGCGTGTATTCGTATCGCCCCTTGGCAATAGATATCGTTTCGTTTTTCTCGTATTGCTCCGTGATTTGGAGCATTTGTAATATATTATTAAGCATTTTGGTATACTGGTATTTTTACTTCGGTTTCTACTCCATTTAAATAATACTGCAAGGCTAAAGAATCACTGCGCTCAACTCCCGAAGTGTTTGCAGGAATAGTTACCTCAAAAATAATATCGGTATCGTTGTCTGAGCTGAGTGGATAAGTTAAAAAGCCACCCGACGCTACCACGTTAAAAGTGTCGTAATTATTGCGGTAAATTATAAACTCAACTTTTTGAGCTGTGTTGTCAACCTGCATAACCATAATATTTGCATAACGCAAGTAGGTTGTGTTTTCGGTCACATCTCTAAAATCGTTAATTAGTTCCAAGTTTACCTCGCCAGTTGTTAAGTCGGTCGTCATGGTGTTTATTAAATATCGTTTATTTGATAAAATAATACGATCGTTTAATTTTATCGAAGTAAATAAATTAACGTTAAAATGCGCTTTTAAATTTAAAACCCTTGTTCGCTGGTTGTATAAATTATTTATGTAATTAGAATAAAATTGCTGATATAATCCATTTGGAGCGATGTCTAAATTCCAAACCGAATTTTCAACTCCCCAATTTAAAGTTTGCAAATAGTTCAAATCACTTGCGCCAAGCTCAATTTCGTTTGAAAATCTGCGGTAGCTATCTAAATGCAAATTTGTTGTATCGTCTTTTAAATAAATATAATCAGCAGTTACATCTGCAAAAGATATACCTCCATTGTCATATAATAAAACAGGCTTTGGAGTGTAAGGTTGCCTATCTTTATTCCAGCAAGTTGCCGTTAAAAAATCAGTTCCCGTTGTGCGCTCCCACATTATATTTTCAAACGGTGTTTTAACTTCGTAATTTGTAGTAAATGCCGAGTTGGGGTTGTCAAAAAATAAATTCCCATACTCTTGATTGTCGTTAAAATCTCTAAATTTTGTGTTTAAAATATTTTCTGATTGTTCGTGTTTAAAATCTAACTTTTTAAACAAATTCGGCTTTCCGATATTAATATCTTCAGCCTCTACAAATTCGGTTAAATTAATTTCATTCCCATTTTGATACCACAATTCAACTGGTATAAATTCAAATTTAGTCTCTGAGATTGGAACTATTATTAAATTAAACATTTTAACCAATCCTGTAATAAAATCGCTAACAGTAATATCGGGTATAAATTTTTGAATATTTAATAAAGCTAAAGACGTAGTTGGTGTGGTTGTAATTAACGAATAGCTATTTGTAAAACCTGTACTTTGTTGAGTAAATTGAACCTGTAAATCAGTTTCAAAAGTAAAAGTTGTAAGCTCGTCGCTATTTACAAAGACTGTAAAATTATAAGTGTCAGAAAATGGCCCGACTCTATAAAAAAACTGCCTTTGAATATTTCCGCTTTGATTTAAAAATGAAGTGTAAAGCGTTCCGTTGTTATAAATATAAACATTGTAATTTGTTGAAACGGTAGTTATAAAAACAAAAACTCTTTGACTCCAAACAGGTTGCAAAAGTGTTGGAGGGCCTGTAAAATTATATGCAGGAACGTAGTTAATTGTTAACGTATTATTTGGAACTGGTAATCCAGTGCTTACGTATTCTAAGGTCGATTGTGTTAACTCGGTTTTAGTAGTCATTTCATCAGCATTTTTGCAATACAAATGCAACTTTGTAAATGTTTGACTATTTAAAAATTCGCCTGTAAATTCTACACCATAAGCCTGTTGAATATAATATAAAATAACTGAGACTTGTACTGAAGGGAATAATTCCAAAAAATTTATTGATCCTGTTAATAAGGTAACATCACTATCAACATTTCCTGTTTGATATTCAAATCGCCTTGTACTTCCAATTAATGGAAAATAAACCGCTGAGGTAGTTGATGCATCAATTCTGCTTGCTATATTAAATAAATCATACTCGCAATTTAATACGTTATAATAGCTTAATCCCTCTTCGTTTTTTAAACTATTCAATTTGTCCTCCTTAAATTTGTCTTTAAGCTGCACCAAATTACCTACAAAATTAATCGTATATGATTCGATAAAATTGTTTTTCTTATTGGCCTTTTGCATTAAGAATTTACCATCACGGAATGGGATTGAGTCAATCTCGATGTAGCCGTAGTATTTTATCCTGTGGTCAAAAGCAAAATCCACGTTTAACGGATTGACCTCGTCAGTAAGTCCAACGGCTGACTCGTACCAGTGTTTAAAAATTTGGTTGTTATGCTTACTCGCTGGGACTGTAAACGTCTGCGAATAGTCGGTAAAAAGTTTCCCGATGTCGTTGAAGTTTTGAATTGACGATGTGATTGAAATTTTCTCATCGTTAAATAACTCAATTCGATTTACCGCTTGGCCGTCAAAGTCGTAGATGTATAATGCAACCATTTAAATCACGTCGTTAATTAGGTTATACGAGTACTCGAAATCAATTGTATAATTGATATTTTTATCTTTGATTCGAGTTTTTAAATTGGTCGATTTTGTCTTTACATTTACAGGCTTGTTGTCAAGTAAAACAGTCTCGCTAAGCATCAAATCCGTGATTACATTTGCAAAGTTCTCATCAACCCAACCTGTATTTAAAGTGACTGATTGCTTACCGCTAAAATTGAACGATTGGAACTGATTGCGAAGTGGGTTATAGTCTAACGCGTCAGGCAATAAGTGGAAGGTTGAGTTTTCAGTTTGCAAACTATTGGTTTGCGCTTTGAAAAACGTAAGGAATTGCCACCCTCCAAATCGATTTAAAAACTCGCACACTACTGGCGTGTATTTGCCCTCGCAAATTGGTATCATTGTTACGGTAGGTTGTATCGTTTCAACCAGCTCGCTCTCGATTATTATATCATTGCCGAAATTGTGGTTTGTAATCTCTACATTTTTTGCAGGGATTTTAAACATATAAATGTCAGCGTCAAAACTTCCATCCAAAAGAGTGAATGTACTTGAGGACAAACTTCTACGATTCGTCCATTTAACCTCCGTAAGTGACTCCCCATCGTGATCAATTAAAACGTTAAAATATGGTAATTCGGCTTGAGTTAAATCCTCGTCAAAATAATATTTAATATCGGGATTTGTCAAGTAGGCAATCTTTGCGTCCGTGATTTGATTATACCCATCCATGTAAGATGTGAAACCTGTAACGCCTACAAAATTAAATTCTCGGTCAATATACCACGTTTTATCGTCTGCGATTTGGTAGTAAGACTCCGCAAACACATACACCCAAGCGTCGTTATTCTCTTGGTCGGGATAAATTTCTGGAGTAGCGTCAATTGGATTGATTTGCTCGGCTATAAACGGCGCGATATTGAATACTATCTCAAAATCAGTTGGAGAAGGTATTTTTTTCTCAAGGTAATAGGTCGGTTGCGCTGGTTGCGTTTCGCCTTTGTGCCAAATGTAAAGCCGTATTTGTGCAGCGACTTGAGTCTCCTCGCGCACTTGTAAAAAATAGGGACTTCTAACGTTTAATATTTTCATTTACTACAAATTTTAAAAATGTTTCCAAGTCTAAGCCGTATTTTTCAGCCACAATTTGGTCAAAGTTTTGATATTCTAATTCAAAGGCCGAGCGAAAAAACTTCGTCTCGGGTGTTCCTGTCTTATTTATCGAGCGAGTTCTCGCTGCGACTAACGATTTGCGGCTTGTAAATTGTCCACTTGCACTTCGGGTGCCTTTTAGTCCCTTACGAACCACCCATTTATCAATCGCACCTATTGACGCGTTGGCCTTGTATGGCGATTGTGGTGCCTTTCTACTCGATTGACTTCCTGTTGTTCCGTAATCCAATAGCTTCCAATACGACTCAGCAAAGAAGTCAAACTCCAACGAGTTCGGATTTATCTTTGTTTTGAACGTGAGTGACCTCGATAGGTTGCCGCTTGCGTTGTGCGTTCCATATTTTTTACTTCCCGTTTTAAGATTTTCCTGCGCTCGTTGAACAACTAACGCGCCAAAATCATTTAGGGCTTGTTGAACTATTTTAGTTTCCATCGCAGCAAACTGAGAATTGATCGTTTGGAACGCTTAACTCAATGTCACACTTCCAACCGTCAAGCGCATTTGTAAACGCCATAAATATCGGCTGCAAATTAGGCTCGTTTAAAAGTTCGATGTCGTTCTCGTTTCGTCTGAGCTGCATTTTCGTGATCATGTAATTGAGTATCGCGTGGCAAGTGTTTAGGTTGTCAAGCTCGTTATCGTTGCCTAAAAATTTGTCCTTGATTTGCACCTTTGACATATTGCGAATGTCAACAACTGCCACCTCAAAAGTGAAAGTTACAACGCCAGTACTAACGACTGACGATAGTACATTGATGTGAGCTAATGGGAATATGTTTTTTTTGACGTTGTCGATTATGTCCGTGCCTTGAGTGATTGTATTCAAAAGCGGCGCACTTTCGAGCGTGGTTTTTATGTAGTCAATTGCTTGGTAAAATGTTCGCATTATTTCATTTGTTTTTTAATTTGTTTGGCCTCCTCTAAGGATTCATCGATTAGGTAAGATAGTAACGTGAGTGATTCATGAAGATGCTCTTTTCCCACATCTCGAACGTGGATTCTAAGTTCACGCGACAATCGAACAAAGCTTTGATACCAACCCCAGCGCTCTCCAAAATTTCCTCCAAATTCAGTCCCTCCCTCGCTGCTTTGGCCTCCAAATGCGATAGGATATTGCTCAACAATTCCTTGTTTAAAGTCCAAAAAAAAAGCATCGAACCCACCACAATATCCATTGTGACGTCCTTATAAAAATCAGCCTTGCTTTCGTCACCATCGTACTCTTCAATCTCATAAAATTCGCCTGCTTTGCGTTTAATAGGTCTATAAAGTACCGACATTAATAGCGGTATATTTTCATCAGTTCCCAGTAAGGTGTCAATCGTTGCGTGCTCGCCGAGTGTAATCTTATCAAAGTTCGGAATGAAACCGTAGTTTACACCATTCATTTTGAACGTGCGCACGAGCTTCGGTTTTTGATCCAATACCTTTGCAAGAGTCTCAATAATATTAGTAAAATCATTTACAGGGATTTTCATTACATCGGCCACCGTTAGGTTGCAAAATATCGCCACCATTTGAATGCAAACAAAGGTTTCATCGTCTAAATTGTCCTTTAATACCTTTTGGTATCTCGAATATTGAGACAATTTTATCTCGCTTAGTGATGTTGGAATAACTACTCTCATACTTATATAACTGATTTTTGTGGTTTTGTTTATTTTTTGTACCCTCTTAGGTACGATTTTCGGAAAAATTCATGCAATTGCACCTTATCGGGTGTCCGCTATTGTATGCAAAAAGTGCATATTGGTATCAAATAACCTACGTTATGATAACTTTACGAACTGGCTTTAATTCAAAATATATCCGCATCATTAAAGCGTCGGAATAATCGGGAGATCTTCCTATTTTCTTTTTTATTTCGTCTTTGTTTATTAAAGCTATTTTTGTAGCATCAGTTTCTCTTGCTAATCTTACCATTTCAAGCTCCTCAGTTAATTGCTCAGTTTGTTTTTCATTGCAATTTATGTATATTTCATTTCGGTTTACGGTCTCGGCTAATTTATAATAGCATTGAGTTTTAATATTTTGGAAATTTTCCTCTTTATTATTATATTTTATAGGTTTAGCATTATTTGTAAATCCTAAGCATTTTAAATAATCCTTAACTCCTCCGCCGACTCCATCCTCATCCACAATAATATTATTGCGGTTTACATTATATTTTTCGGCTAACTTATTTATAGCGTCGACGCTTTCGTCAACCCTTGAAACTTGCATTTCAAAAACTTCTACAACTCTAAATCCATCCCAACAAAATATTACTGTTTTGTCTCGACCTAATCGAGCGATGTCCGCAGTAATATATTTTATACCGATTTCAATGTGTGTGTTTGAAAATAATTTTACTATGCTTTCATTGGTCATTAATTGGCCTTCGTCTTCAGATTGCTCCGCTTCATAAAGTTCCTTAAATATTTTTTCGGGCAAATCACGTTTTGCTTGCAGTATTTCCTCCTCCTCAATAATACCCTCAGCAACTGCATCCCAACAAGTGACTTTAAAATATTCGTATTCTTTATCGGTTTTGGCTTTTTCCTTTAATCTATGAACCCAGTTTGAAATCCCACCAAAATTGCCTATTAATTTACAAGGAGCATTTGTTGAGGTTAATGTCGAACGCAAAGCAAACCACGCTTCCTCTCTTGCTCTTGGCGCCTCGTCAAATACACAAGCATAAACATCCTCCCCATACAAATTATCAGGCTTTTCTGCCGACTTAAAATGTATCTCCGCTCCATTTGGACAATAGATAATTAAATTTGTCTCGTTAAATTTATACAATTTTGTAGCTGCCAAATATCGTCTAAGTCGATTAAATGCGATTTTAGATTGATTAAATACAGGAGCAACCCACCAATAGTTGTGGCCTTGTTGGTTTTCATTTTCATGAGCTTTACCAAATAGCCATATAATATGAGAAAACGTTTTACCTACTTTGGTTGAAGCCTCAGTAATAGTAAAACGTGATTTTGAGTTTAATATTTTTTTTTGGTATGTAGTTAAATTTGGAGGTATTATGTCCATTTACTCATATCAATTACAGGAATTGTAACTCCTTCAACATCGATAGTTTGATCAGGTTTACCAACTGTATACTCTAAAAACAATTTAGCCGCTGGAACGTCTTGATCTCCGATTGCTTTTATTTTAAGCATTGTTAAAACTTGAATAATGTCTTCAGTATTAAATGCTTCGTTTATTTCCTCTTTGAATTTGTTTTTTCTTTTGTCATCAGGCCGAGTTGCTTTTGTGCTATGTCCGCCATTATTTTTTCTATTATCCATAATTAATACAAATTAACTATTAATATTGAATTGTCCTATAATAACTTGGTTAACTGGTATATTTTCGTCGGTTTGTATCTTAAAATCGCGGTATTCCTTGAGTTTTAAAATATCAAATAGGTTGGGTGCAAGCCAAAGCTCGTTGTGAGTAACGTCTTCGGGTTTGTTGTCGATTAATTTGTCTAAAAATTCACACAATAGATTGAATTGGTTATCCTTCATAATTATACAATTTGTATAAATCTTTGATCATTTGCAAATGTACTTTTGAGCAGTTAGGGCAATTGCTATTGTCTAAACCAAAGTATTTGAGATATAAGGCGTTTAAATAGGTCACGTCGTCAAAGTTTAACTCAGTACGTTTTCCATCGATTACGCGTTGCCCTTTAAGGTCGAGGAAGCTTTTAAATGATTCTTTGTCTTCTGCTGACATCTCGCTTTTAACTCTTTTGAAATTAAATAAACGATTCAGTCCGAATTGACGCTCTTTGCAACCCTCGCAAGGCTCAATCCCAACTGAGTTGGTAATATTAGCGATAACATCGCCAAGACCTTGTATTTCTTTTTTAGTTCTTCTTTTTGCCATTTATTTTAGATTTTACCATCTTATTAACTCGATGGATAGTTTGTAAATGTATGCCTGTTTGACGGCTAAGTTCACGTTGACCGACCAAAGTTGAAAGCTCAAACATTGTGCGCTCGTACCAAGTTAACCCTTTCATAAGTTGAAAGTAATCAACTGGCTCGATGTATTCAGTGTCCTCAATCTCGATATTACTAAAATCTACTATTATATCCTTTTGCTGCTTTGCATAATCATAGAATAGGTTTCTTAGAACTGTATATATATACCCTTCTTTTATTAGATTGGTATTTTGATACAATTTAAGATACATTTCCTGTACTAACTCGTCGGCCAAGTCCTTGTCTTTGCATATTTGGAAAGCCATCTTGCGCCATTGGGCATCTTTTTTGGCTAATTCCTTGAGCATTACAGGGTCATAGGATTAAAATATTCCGATAAAAAAAGCAATAGAGCCTCGTTATTCTCGACATAGTAGACCGTTCCTTGCACTACGATACAAATCTCGCTTTCGTTCTCAACCCAGTAGCCGTTAATTGCGTCAACCATTATTCGAAACTCGACAAAGCTCCCACCCATTCCAAGATCATCGTCCTCTTGTTCAAGCCACATTTGTGTACTTATAGTGTGCGGTTTTACCATATCGCTACAAACCTACTAAATATTTCGATACCAAGTTACTTTTAACTTCAATTATTTCTCCTGTATCTATATAACGGCAAAAAGCGGTATTGTAACAAATCCCGCTGATATAAAACTCTCGCCCTTGCTTATTGATGTGCATGGGTGCGGTTATTGGCACCTCAAGACCTTTGTATATTTTTGATCCTGCTCTCATTTATTTTTAATTTTAGTTTAGCCTCGTGGTGTATGATTTCGCGGTCGAGGTAGTGCATCGCTTTGCGTAGGTCTTCAAGGTGTGCGCCTTTGCGTCTTGCCCTTACGATATACTTGACTGCATTACCCTCGTTAAAGTTGAGGTCGTAATCCTTGATTATATCAATGACATCGTATTGCTGCTGGTTGTCGTAGTGTTTTGGTGTCATAATAGTTTGATTTCGTTTTTAACTTCTAAATAAAATTCATATAAATCAATATTACTGCTATCCTCTTCAGTATGATAAATTATTAAATCAACTGCTATTAATGCTAATTTATGAGGTCTTTTATTATCACAATCTCTCAAAGGGATATTTACATAAAATTTGCCTACTAATTCATCTGCTTTTTCTTTTGGTGTCATAGTCAGGGTTGTTTTATTTAAAATCAGTATCAAAGTCAGTCCAAATCTTTACAATTGCACCTGCGGCTTTTAGTTCCTCAATGCGCAGCTCTTGAATGGGCGATAGCTTCCCGCCTTCGCGTTTTACTTCGATGAACATCGCCTTGCCGTATTTGATTGCCAGTAGGTCAGGAATGCCGTTGGTCGATGTCTTTATCAGTTTCGTGACATACCACCCGCGCTCAATTAGTTTGCGTTTAATTTTCGTTTGGATCTGCTGCTCGGTCAAAGTCGTGATATTATGTAGTGAAACAATCGAATTAAATACGGTCTAAGCATTTCGTATAGTGCGAAAATAAGTATGTATTTCATAAGTGAATAATCAAATAAATTTGCTTATATAAAAAACAAACACCCCTCAATTGACCGCCAAGTGCAAAAGAAGGGTGTTGTTAGTTGTGTGTTTTCTCTTGGCGGTGGTCAAATATACAAATTTATTTTAAATAACAAAAAAAAATCTCGTACTGGCATACGAGATCCTTTTATAAATGAAAATGTTTTTAATCAGAACAAATATATCAAAGTTTTTTAAATATCGCAAGTGTAAAGTCTTTTTTTTGTTGCACGGTTTTATAAATATCGTATTCGATACCGCCTTTTGAGAATATCCAAAAGACCTCGTTATTTAAACGCTCTTTTGTAGTTAGCCTCGCACGGCTTTGCCAGTAACTCGTCGCGCTAAAATCGATATTATAGTAAACGAGATACTTTGCGTTTTTTAAAGAGACGCCTTCCCTTCCGGAAAGTATCTGAAGGGCAATGTTTTTATCGGTCGAGTCAAACTCCTCAACTGAATTTGTCAAGTAATCTGCTCCAAATACTTGCAGCAGCGCGTCCCATTCAGCCTTGAATTTATAAAATATTGCGATTTTCTCGCCTTGAAACTTTTCTTTTATAAACCTTGCCTTTGAGTCGTCGATTACTTTGCTCGTTCCGTCTTCGAACTTACAAGTACCGCTTGACAGTTGGTGCATTTTTTGCATCAACTTAACGCCTGTATCCCCTAAAATAACCTGCCCTTGTCCGTTGCGAACTATCAAGTCCTTCTTAAGTCTGCGAATAACCTCGTAAGTGATTGGCTGCATCTCGCACTCCAGTACCATCTCGTTAACGCTGGTCGTAAACCCTGCCTCCTTTTGTGTGAAAGTTATAATATACGGCCGTGTGGATCTTCGTACGAGATTCTCTTTTGCATTTGAGTAGTCCTTTACAACGGCATAGCCTAAACGTTTCTCCTTTATGTCGACGTACTCAGCGGCCCACTTATAAAAATTCGCATAGTTTTTATAGGGCGAATAATCACTTACCCAAAATTGATGGTACCATTGAGAATATGACTCGGGTGTTGGCGTACCGCTTAGGAATATCATCGGTAGTTTAGAAAATCGTTTCTTAAACTCTTTGGCCGTTGCGTTAGGCTTAGGAAATGCACCATACCTGTGATGTTCGTCATGTATGATTAAGTCGAAATTTCCCGTCACTAAGTGCATCGATTCATCGTTAATGATGGATAAATCAAACGTAAACCCGAAGTTGTCGTAGTCCCACTGGATAGAGGAGATAGCCTTCTTTTTTGTTAAAAACAATACTTTTTTTGCCCCGTAAAGTTGCGCCGTATTTAAAGCGGTCAAACTCTTGCCAGTGCGCACCTCCATCGCCAAATACACGATGTGTTTATTTCGTAAAATCTCAACCGCCTCAGCTGAGATTTTTGTTTGGTAGTCACGTAGTTCCATTAAAAAAATCGGTGTTTTTTTACTGCATTAATTTCATTTATATATTGATCTTTAAAATAATCATTATCATAACCTAACATATTAAAAAAAGTAAAAAAAAATGGCTCATGTTTATGATTAGGGCAAAAATTACCACGATTATACATTTCATAACGACATATTTCGCCAAACTCATTATACTTTTCATTCTCAGGTCTAAATAAAGCACTTGTTTCGCAAATTGATGGAAATGGAACTGATAAAATAAGCAATTCTTTTGGAAATTGTACATACCTATTAAAATCATTATCATCATTATGCCAATCTAAATTTGGTTTAATTTCAACAAACAAATCATATTTTTTTAAATAAAAATCAGGTGTATAATTTCCTGCATCTAACTCAAAACATTCAGGCTCATAAACCCAATTCAATCCGCAGGCATCAAAAAATATTGCCCATCTTGCCTCAAGTGTACTTCTAAATTTTACACCGTTATAAACTTGCTCTTTTGCTTTAAAAATATATTTCATCGTTCTCAGTTTTATAATTTTCGTTTACAATTTCAAACCAGCGGTCGCCGTTTGATTTGCCTGTTAAGTATTTATAATCATAAAATTTGCAATAGTGTTCAATCCATTGTGAAAATCTCTTTTGTGAGAGCTTGTAGGTTCTAAAATCTGGGTATTCATTTACAAAATTGTCGTAGTAACTTTGCTTATTGCAGCGAACGTTAAACTCGATATTTTCATTTTTTCCATCTTGATCAGGCTTGCTCCATTCGTAAAACTCAAAGCAAGTATTTTTGATAAATTTTCGAACTTCCAAGTTTTTAAAGTCGTGTTTAGTCAATCCATTTTGTAAGTAAAATTGAACGCAATTAATCATAAAATTGTCAAACTTAAACCACTCATCAGCATCCCAATCGTCAAACAATAAATGCCCAAACTCATCTACTGGAGTGTGCTTAAAACTAAAGTAGTCGCTCATCTCAACCTCAAACTTTCGACGCTCAAACGATCCTCCAACACCTCCAACGGTGTAATTGGTTGTAATAAGTATTTTAGGGCTTTTAGTTACAGGTAATTTAATAGCGTCTTGCCCTTTATACTCAAGGGTAATTCCTTCGGTTATCAAAGAAAATAAGCTCTCAAAATTAAAATTCTTTTTTACGTCATCAAATACAAGTATTTGCGTGTCGGTTGATACGGTTTGGTAAGGAAATGACTTTGTAAATTCAAAAGTTTTGCCGTCAATCGAGCTGACTTTTTTCATTTGAGCCAGTGCGTTCCAAAATAATCCCTTCCCACTTCCTCCATTTGGATTTTCCGAGATAGTCTCATCGTTAAAAATAATGGCTTTATTGTTTGCTGAGGTCTTAAACGAATGCAATAGGTAACCGATTACCGATTTGAATGAGTTATATTTCTCAGCATCTTGCCCTGCAATAAGCCAAAGGAATTTTCTAAACGTCGAGCTATGGTGGTCGCTTTCAATATATTCTCGGTTTATGATTTGACGCTTCCAAACAAAGCCATCTAAGTCAATATAATCTATTTTTGATATATCGGTGTCAGTCACTCGGACAACGCAGTTGTTGAAGTATAAAAAGCACTCCTCTTGGGTGTCTTCTTTTATATTTACTTCCGTTGATTCAAGCAAAGCAAGGAAATCACTTTGGAAGTATTTATTTGACGATGCCATAAAGTCGTAAGGAGTGAAACCAATATCGTCCCTGGAGAGTAAATTGTTCAATACAAAATCTTTAATTCGTTTTTCGCTTGTCTCCTCAACCAAATTTTGCTCAATTTTTATGAATGTAAAAGTACTGGTGTTGGTTGGGAAGTACTTATAAAAATTGTTTTGTTGCAGCCAAAATTTAAACTTGTGAGGCTTTAAAGATATGCGTCCCTTGTCATTGTATTCCCAAAAGTCAGAGACGCTTATTTCTTCCTTTATTTCATCGATGCATTTCTCAACGTCTTTTTTATCAAATTCAGAATTGGACTCGATTACCTCCTTGCGATTTTTACCGCTTCGGATTTGTTTTTCAATTTTCTCTTTAACGGTTAAATCCTCAAAAAATTTAGTCCCAAAATTAGCCGATTTTTTATAGGCTGAATTTAAAATAGTGGCTATCTCTTTGCGGTCAAAATCTTGGCTCTCAAATTGAAACAAAGTTTGCTCGGCCACCGACCTATTGATTCCAAAATCGTTAAAAGCTGCGGCCAATTTATAGACGTTATTATTTCTATTGCCATTTGATAAAGGAAATTTCTTATCAAACCACTTTAGCAGGTTATTTATAATAATATTGTCCGACTTAACCGCTATTGAAACCTCATAACTTCCAACATCAACCAAGTCGGGTGCCTCAATTGTATCCCAAAGTTTTGAGTTGTGGTTTATAAATAATTCAGGATCGTATGACTCAAAGCAAAATCGGCTCACGTCACTCCCTGAGTCATCCCAATTGGAGTGATTAAAGTAATTTTTAAGAGCTTTAAAATACTCCTTGTGATTTTCAATTGATGCAGGAATTTTAACCAACGCTTTTACACCTTTACCGCTTGGGGAAATCCAAGTAGCAAAAATAAACTCGTCATCTGAAATCGAGTCGCGAAAATTGATAGCATCATGATTGGTATTGAATTTGTCAAAATCCAAAATAATCAATCCCGAATGCTCTTTGATTCCTGTTAAAGAACGATACTCGAATACACCGTTAAAACATACTCCAGGAAGTTTGGATTTGCTTTTGTCATATTCCTCTTTTGGCATCAACCGAAGTTGCTCAACCATTTCTTTACTCTTACCTTGCTTTATCCTTTCAAGACAAAAGAAAACGTCTTTAGTAAAACCATTGGAGACGTCGGTAGCTTTTTTGTAAATAGTTACATTCATAAATTAAAAAATAAATCCCTTCGGTTTCGTTGTGGTGGCAACTACTCCCGAAAGGATTATTAAAAATGTCTTCAAATATATCATATCCACCAATACAATATGCAACAAATATAGTATTTATTTTAATACAAAAAACAAAATCAAAAAAAATAAATGTGCCCCGTACTAAACTCTATGATTTTCAATGCTTTAACCTATCAAAGTGCTTTAGGGCACATTGAAACCCAATTTTTCAAAAAAAAAATTTATTTTAAAAAGTGATTATTTCTATATAATAGAGTAGCCCTTTTTGATGTGCCCTAAAGCACTTTTATATAAATAAAAAAAGCGATCCGAAGACCGCTTTCTCAACTATTTAACCAACTAATTTAAAACTCTAAATCGTCTGCATCAACCTCAACCTCAATCTCGGCCACTACTAGCTCCGATTTCGTGAGGTAACTTTTAAGATACGCCTCCAAAGTGTTAAACGCTTCGTCGGCAAGGTCGGCATCGGCTCCATCAAGTGAGCAAAGATAACCGAATTTTGGCGTTGTGTATTTTACGCTGCCTTTTTTAGCCTCGTCAAATCCAACTACGCTTACCCACTCGTCAACAAGTCGGCTTTTACTCTTTGCGGTAAAATCGCCCCACGTTTGACAGGCTGCACCTTTAAGTTGTATGTTTGCAATCTCTCCACCCTCAAGCATTATATAAATACTCTTAACGTAGTGACCTCCTGCGGCCTTTGCTTTCTCTTTGATGTCTTTGTAAAGACCTCGAGCAATCTCATTGCCTTTGAACGGCTTAACAATCATTTCATCCTTTGAGATATACTTAACCTCGTTTGAATAAATACCGCTTTCGGTTGCGTCGTTCCAACCTTTCACGGTATGGAGTTCGTCGAGAACTAAGAATTTAAACGGAAGCTCAACGCTCACGTTTGTTTTGTTCTCTTTGTCGTAGTAAGCAAACGTTTTCTCGTTTGATTTCCACTCGAAGAATTTTGTTGCTGGGTTTGTTGTTGGCTGCGAGAATGCAGCTCTGCGGTTTGAAGTACTCATAATTTATTTATTTTTTGTGGCACGAAATGAAGCAGCTCGAGCCTTGCTGCGGTTATTATGATAGTGCTAAATTACTGATTTATATTTGTCTGACAAAATTTTTTTGTATAAATCGTTCACTCGTTCCGAATTTACTCCTCTATTGTAGTAAAATCTCATTACTTTTTTAATCCTGGTTAAAGGTGTGAAATTAGCCATCCTATTGCGGTTATAATTAGTAATAATGCAGCCGCCTCAATCGCAGCTCGCGTCACAAAGATCAACTCTTTTTTGTTTTGTGGTTTCATATTGGTCTATTAAATTGATTACGTCTAACATTATACTTTCGTCGTCTATTGCTTTTACTTTTTTAAGCATTAAAAAGTAAGGAGAATACTGGTTAATAAGCTCTAAGCGTAGCTCCTCCATTTCGGGCCTTCTAAATTGTACGTCAGTTTCATATAGGTTTATATTATATTTAACTGTGGCGTGACTATATGGCCTGTGTTTTCTAATTATATTGCGTATTTCAGTTAATTTGTATCTGAAATTTTTATACAACACATAACAAAAAAGACTCCTTGCATCAACAACCTCAAGCGTTCTCCTTTTATCGAACACGTCAATACCAGTGACGCGCTCGATATTACTTGCCATTATACTCGATTTGTGGAAACTATTATAGCTCATACAAATCGTTATAACGGTAACTATTTGTAAAGTCTCCCCAATCAACTACAATTGGCAGCTCTTGCGTTCTGCGTTTGTCCTTTGACTCGTTGCCTATTTCGACAACAGTTCCGTACTTGTCGCGTGGGTTATGTCGGTCTTCCAGTGCTACGAAAATACTTGTCTCGCGCAATCTTACTTTTTGTCCTACTTCCATTGTATTAAAATTTTAATGTTATACTTGATTTTCGCGGCGTTATTGATACTTGTGGCACCTCGTTACCATAAGCGTCGAAAATTGTTTGCGTTTGTTTTAAAGCCAATTTCAGCAGCTCCTCGCGCTCTTTAAGGTCGGCCTTAAGGTTTTGATAAATCGGATCGTCCGAGTAGTTGATTGTCTCGCCTCCATTCACTGGAGTGAACTCAACGCCGTAGCAAGTCATTTTCTCCTCAGGTAAGTGCTTACGCATTTCCGCGTCGGCTGAATTTACGACCTCTTTAAGTCTGCAAATGTTAGCCATAAACATATGTTTGTCAACATCTCCGCTCTCGATGACATTGTCGACCATTCGCTTGCCAGTAAGGATGGCGTCTTTTTTTGTAAACGATGGCTCGTACATCGTTATTAACTCTTCGGAATTCTCAAGGAATAGTTTTGCGGTTGCTCCCATTTTAATTTAGTTTTAAATAAGCGTTAGTCATTTTTTTGTTGTCGGAATAGTAAACCGACTTAACGGTTTTTTTCATCCATTTGTCGAACTTTTTAGCCTCTTTGAGGTTTATTTTTTTCTCATCCATTTTAAAATAATTTTATCGATTGATTGTTTTACCTCGTTTTCCGAGTCTATTGGGATTAGCTTGTGCAGTATTTTTGTTTGTGTGCCTTCTACAAATTTAGTTTTACGGCCTGCGCCTCGTTCGTTTCTCATTATTTGTGTCTAAATGGTAACTCCTCAACACGCCACACGCGCTTACAAACTATTGAGGATTGATTAAAAATAAGTATTGCCTCGGCGATGCTGCTGGCTTCAATGTCTATGTCGTAATCAAAGCATTCATCGTATTGCTCGGTGTAATAATATAGTCTATAAGTTCTCATACATTCGAGCCAATCTAAGGCCAATATTAAAGTTAGCAATCATTCGTTGTTTGTTCCAGTCTTGCACATCCCAACCAAATAAACGCTCGTTGCGTTCGATTCGACTTTTGTGGTCATTAAAACGTCGGTCGCTTTCTTTGAATGCCTCAAGTATTTTGATGGCGCGTTCGTGTTTTTTGATTTCGATTTCTAAGTTTTCCATTACGATCTAAAGATTAGTTGACCGATAAAGTAAGCGGCCATAATTAAACAAAAAATGTACTGCGGTTTGCGATGTGATAAAAAGTATTTCATAGTTTTAATATTTTAGATTTTTATTATATTTAAAGTAAACGTTATTGCCACAAAAACTACTATTTCTATAAATTGGCTCTTCTTTTTTACAGATTAAATTCATTTCAAAAAGTTTTACACAAACATCATAAGTTTGAGTAAAAGCTTTATTATCTGCTTTGAACCATTCATTTTCTTGCTTGCTAAATAATATTTCAAAATGATGAATTAAATCAATACAATAGACATCGTTTATTTTATATGCTCTATTTTCTAATTCAGTTATTTTTTCTAAAAACTGAGGAGGGTTAATTTTTTTCATAATTAAAACGATTTTTTAGTTCTTATTAAAAAATTATGTTTGTAAATTCTAACCATTGCATCAGCTAAATCTATATTTCCATTATTTAATTTAACTTGTTTAGCATAAAATTTAGTGATTGCTTTTTCATCATAACTTCCAGTTGATAGTAATTGATAAATTGTTGTTGTCATAGTGTTTTTATTTGTTGTTATCTGAGTACAAATATATAACAAGAAATTAATTAAACAACAATAAATTAAAAAAAGTTTGTTTTTAGTGCTTGTTTATATCAATTCTAAATAAAACGAGAGATAAAAAAGCGGCGGTAAATGTAGAGAATTACCGCAATTATAAGGATCAACCAAATCCAACTGAACCACTCTTTACGCTCAACGTGTTTTTCGCTTGCTTTGGTCGATTGTGTCGCAGTCTTTTGAGTTTTGCGTGTATTGTGTACTCTTTGAGTTTTAATAGCCTTAAATCGGCTTATTTGCGTTCGTTTCTTAATACGTCCGTTTACGATTGTAGTCTTTTTGCCTTGCGAGTCTATAATAACGAGCGGTTTTAGAGTGTCAACTGGCGTAATCTCAAACTCGTCGGTGTGTATATCCCCTTCGGATACCTCTTTTGTATATACTTTTGTGGAATCGGTTACAGTTATTTCGCTTTTTGTGGTCGTTTCGGTTGTGCTTTTGTTCACTTTACGCGCCCCGCAGCTCGCAAATAACAGTATAATAAGTATATAAGTAACTTTATTTTCCATTATAAATATATTATCGAATTTTATTTTCCACTATTCTAAGGTTATTAACCTCATAATCGCCTGTTTTCTCAACGCGAATGTGGGCCATTCCGTTATTCCAAGAGTTGAAAGGCATATAATCCGGGCTTAATCCTGAAAGGCAGCCGACACTCCAGGTGGTTGTCACGTCTCCGCTAAGATTAACCTCAGTATGTTCGCTTGTTCTATGGTGGTGGCCAATAATACAGCTCTCTTTTGCTTTCATATAAAGCCCACGCGCTGGGTTAACAGGTGGAGCAAAGCCGCTAAAGAATTCGTGACCGTGCAATAGTGGTAATTTGCCCGCCTTTGCGATTTGTTTACTCTTAACCTCTTGCACTCCGAACTCGCCAAATCGCAAAATAGTTGCCAATTCAAAGTCAGGAATACCCAACAATTCGGGAGCTTGTAATTTGAGGAAGTTTTGCCAACGATCCTCGTGGTTTCCAATCTTAAAATATATCGGACATTGGAAGTGATCCTGTAAATTCTTTAAAAAGTTGCGCGTCATCTCAAGCTCGTCGGCCATATTTCGCAAACGGCGATCCTTAATAAACCTCGATAACATATACATGTCGATAGTATCGCCATTAAGATAAACACAGTCGACCTTCTCGACCTTGCCGTAATCGATAGCAAGCCTAAGCGCGTCGTTGTTTTGGTAGGGGAAGTGAATGTCGGTTAAAAAGAGAATGTTTTTGTTTGGAACGATGACCGTGCCTTGCTTTTCGTAGTCGCTTTCTGGTAACTCAAATGCACTTGTTTTCATAAAGTCCTTTTTTTCTTGTTCAGTCCGTTCTCCGATTGCGTCTTTTTGTGGCCTATTAGTGTGTTCGTTGCGATGTGTTCGCACTATACCTCGCGCATTGTCAACGCTCGTAAAATCAATCGGATAGTCTTGGTGCAATAGTCTTGAAATCGCCATCGTTGATGACTTTGGAAACTTTGCAATATACTCGCGGGCAATTTCGCCCTTGTATGTAATTTGTGTTTTACTCAAAATAAATATCGGCTTCGGTTTTGCGTCGAATTGTAAGACCTTTTAAAACGTTCCCGCCTGCCTTATTCCATTTTAAGAACTCGGCCCGAATCGAAGGATCCAAGTGGTTGAAGTTTACCTTACGCAATAGCGTGGATTTTTCAAAGTTGGCAGGGCCTATGTTGTACGCAAGTGAAACCAGTGCGTTAAATTGTCCCTGATCAAGCGGAGCCGTTACTAATTTACTCACTTTTGCCGCGAATTTATCAGCGATAACCTTAAACAACTTAAAGGCTTCGAGTTCAGTGATTGGTTGGTCGAGTAGCGTGACCTTTTTGCCGTTTGTATAGTAGCAATTCCCGTACCCTATGGTCGGCACTTTCGCGCTGCAAAGGTACGGCTTGGAGCTAAACCCCTCAAATTTACAAATCAATCGATAACCCGCGTTATTTAGTTTCATTTTGCAAAGGCTTTAAATAATAATGTAACGAGCGCAGCGGTGAACGCTACGGCTATGACTTTGGCTTGTTTAACGTACACTTTAAGCTCGGCATCGTTCTCCTCCAAATCAATTACTCGCGTGTCGATGTCTGATATTTTCCAAACAAGGCCACGAAATCCGTTGAGATCGTTACCGAGTAGAGCCTGCTTAATCTCTTTGATGTCAGCCGAGCGAATCTCGGAGTCTTTTTTAATCTCTTTGATGTGTTGCTCTATTCGGTCGAGGCGTTCGCTTTCAATGCTCATGAGTTTAATTTGTTTGGCTGCGAAAGGTACAATTTTATCCCTCCCAAAGTAATAACTATTATTTTTAGAATTGTCCCGCAGTAAACTGGCAAGCCTAATTGCGATATGAGATCAACAAGCAAATGAGTCGTTTGGTCAAGTATTCCAAAAACGATTAGAATAATTGGCAAAATGTGTTCCTTAATCGTCTGCATTTTCTTTGAGTTTTGTCTCTAATTTATCCAATATTTGGGACAAAGCCACAACATCGGCCATTTGATAAACTCCCGCTTTTACTGCAATTTCAATCGCTTGTTTAAGTACGTTTAACTCCTCCATTTTTAGTATGTTAAAATTGTAATTCCTTTGTCTTTTGCTACGCAATTTTCAATCCACGTGTTATCCTCGCCCCACGCTGCAAACTCGTCATCGGTTAGCGTGTAGTTCCAATTTGCACACATTACACCCTCTTCGGTTAATAGTTCGTTGTAAGTTGTGCAAGTATTCGCATCGGTTGGAAAGTTAAGTATTAAAACTTTTAGTTGTGTTGCTTCGCCTGTAAAGGGGAAATCAATCGGTTGAATTTGTGCCATTTTTATTTATATTGATGTTATTGTTTCCCACGATGAGGCCGTTCTTACGCATAATTTTGAAAGTGTTGTATCATAAACAACCAATCCCGCAGCGGGTGTAGCTATTGCATTCTTTTGCGTGGTTGTCATTCTTGGTGGTAAAAAGCCTAAAGTAGTTGATGTAATTTCCATTAAAGCAGAAGCAGCAGAAGGAGTGCCAACTGATAATTTATTAACTATCCTCGCCGTGCCGTTTACGTCTAATTTAAAGCCTGCGTCGGTCGTGGTGTTTATTAGCAAGTTTCCACCTTGGCGATTTATAATTAATGGTATATTAGGAATGGAAGTATAATTATGAGTTTGCATTTCTGCTGCTCCATTTCCATAATTAGCAATAGCCAATCCTGCGCTTCCATTTCCTGCAATAAATGCTGCTGAATTTGCAGGTACTGAACTTATTACATTAGAATTTCCTGTTACTCTAAATTGATTACTTCCCGATGCGCTTCCTGTTCTTATTGACGCTATTTGTGCGTAAGTTGCATTATTATAACTTCCCTCAAAAGATAATATACCAACGGTATTTCCACCACCAAGTCCTGCTTGTAAGTATTGTCTAAAGGAAATTGGAATACTTGATACTCCATCAAATGTATTACCATTATAAAAAACGGCAGGAGAGTGAGAAACTAAGGAGTTACTCGTAGCCGAAGCTGAATTTCTTAAAAGTATGTCGTTTGTATTTGTAAATGTAGCAGGTGCAGTTGTTATGCTTTTATTTAATCTTAAACCAAATGTACTAACCCCTGTAAACGCTCCATTTGTAAAAGTTGGGTTAATATCTAAACCCACAAGTACATCGCTATTTGCAGCAGCTATTAAAGTATGTGTTAAATTTAAACCTCTTGCTATTGCACTTGCAGCCGTGTTGATTCCTGTAAAAGTTAAAGGAAAACCTCCACTTGTTAAAGTTCGCGCGCTTGTTAACGTGCCATCTGCATTATATATATTTGTGCCACTATATTGCGGAATATTCAATGTTGCGCCAACTAATGTTGCTGCACCACTTGAGCCTGTTGTTGTAAGTGTTATTGCTTCCTGTGGTGTAAACCCTAACCACGTTGCAATTGTTTTATTAACCCAAAGCGTGCCATCAAATCCAAGTAAGTGGCCGTTTATTGGAGTGGTTGTAATGATGTCGACGTCGTGAATTTCTTTTAGCTCAAACCCGTTTTGTACTTTGACAAATATCTCGCCATTTCCTGCGCTTATCTTTGTAACTATTCCAATAAAAACTAAGTGAGCAGGAGCATAAGGTTTATTCGCAAGGCCGTAAATTAACGCGCCATTTACACCCAACCAAACAGGGTCGCCCGCAGTTTGTCCCGCAGTGTTCAATCCTTGAATTAAACCCTCAGTTATCACAAACCCCGTTTGATTGCCTCCCGTTGTTGTTATGTCCGACTGCATTAGTCCCATCGTCTTGCTCGATGTCGCTTCGCTTGTGTTACTTGCACGTCCAACGAGCATATTTGTTCCGTTGCTACCCGTTACATATACCGCAGTCCCTTTGGTTATCGTTCCACTAAGGCCGTTATTTTTAACGGTGTGTTTTACAACTGAAGTCCAATCAGCGAAATTCTCTTGCCAAGTTGCGTTGTAATCAGTTGCATCAACCTTAGTTAGTATTTGACCCGCCGTTCCACCCGCAGGCAGTCCATTTGTAGGCACTGGCACGTCGGCCAAAGTAATAAACGGATTTATCCCGTCTTCGCCATCGTTTGTTAAATCGCTTGTTGCAGTTGGGATTGACGGCTTGTTTAAAATCTCAGCCACTCCGCTCGTTGCATCCCAATCTGAATTGACTTGGGCCGCAGGAATGCTCGGTTTGTTCTTAATGTAGTCGGGAGCTTGGTTGTCCGTTTGATCCCAATCCGATTGCACTTGCTCGCCAATAATTCGGTTGATATTTACAACGTAGTTATTTGGATTCGCTACGATGTCAACCACATCGACCGCAGCTTGCACGTTGATGTCGATTGTCTCAACTACAACGGCTGCATTTACGACGATGTCGTTAATCGTGTCTTGTACTATTATATTAACGTTGTCAGCCATGCTTATCGTGTAATATCGTCGGTTACTGTAAAGAGTCCACTAATCCAAGTATCAACCTCGCCACTCGCTTGAGTAATTTGAATATCGTATTTATAGGTGCAAGCTTGTATGTCGATTATTTGCTCGTCAATACAAAACTCGCCGTTTGTAGCGTCAAAAATAGTGATTGGCACCTCAAGTGCAACGACACCGCCTGCCTCTTTTCGCAATTGCATTCTAACATCGCCACCAGTTAGGTTTAGAGGTGCCTCGTTAACGTTTATTTGGAAGTCGGTTTGTTTGAAGGTGTCCCCCCTTTTTGTCGTAAAGTTTAGTGTCGATGCCATTTTTTAAAAATAGTTTTAATTTTTTGATGTTTTCCTCAGTTCGTTTGTCTACTTTTCTCATATTTTAGTATGGTCGATCAAGCCACCATTTGCCACAAATCAAACGCGAACGCAAAGGGTTGACGATATTATTGGAATTGCTAACATACTCAGGTAAATGGAACTTATTAAGCCAGCGCAACATGCGGTCTTGATACATCTCGCTTTTTAATCGCATATTATTTACCAAATAGTCAACCTCGGTTTTGTCAATCGCCACCGAGTTGTCGGGTTGGGACTTAAATATACCGTTATTGTTTACTTTGTATGCTCCGATTAGGAGGTATTCTACTGCGCTTGCAGCGATTAAAAATGGTTTAATGTAATCTTCGTACAAAATCAAGTAATCGTCCATCAAATCGTCGTTATCGAAGTCGTCGCAAATCTTATCGTATAGCGTCTCGCCTAAAATCTCCTCCAATCGCGTGCGCTGCGCGTCTGCGATGCAAGGTATATATAAATCGATGTCAATATTGCCCCCCAATAGGGTGTTTTTAGTGAGTTCGTTTTCTTTAAGTAGTATAATAGTTGCCATAAATTACATGTCGTGAGGCGCGATGTACGCTTTAGGGTTATTTGTTGGTAGGATTTCGCCTGCTTTTCTCGCTTGCGCTGGTGTAATTGTCTCCGCAAGTGGGTTGTTTACATCCGCTCTTTTACGATAGGTCTCTCTAATCCAAAAATGTTTACAAGTTCCGAAAGGAAATGCCTCACTTTGTAAGCCTCCTCCTTTCCAAAGGAAGATATCATAAGGCTGATTTGGATTAGGGTGCATTCCAAAGCCAGGGTTTACGTTTCTTTGGCTCATCATTTCGATGTCCTCTTTACGATAAAGCTTGTCTTTTGACATCATAGCTTTGCAAAATTCACGCTCGGGCGATAGATTTCCGCTATAACGATAACGGCTTTTAAAAAGCGCGCCGTCTTGATAACTTTTTGCGTTCGGTCTTGCAGTTCCTGTCGATACCGAAGCCATTGCCACGCTCATGAGTTGAGTACTAACTCCATTTAAGCGATCAAGTTCAGCGTCAAGCTCGGCCTCTTTTTCATAGTCTACCGCTTCGGAACTTATAAGTTCCCATTCGTTTAAATCGATGTCCTCTCCTAAGTCATCAAAGCCTTGCGCTGCTAATTGCGTAACTATTTCGGTTGGAGGCTCAACAATTACTTGCTCTTCACTTCTCAAACTTTCAAATTGTAAGTCCAAAGTAATTCCGTTCACGGCAAAAATCTCCATCAATCCGTCGAGTATAATCTCTTGCTTTGGTTTGATTACATTTATCATTAACTCCTCAAATCCTACTCGTATTTCGTCAGCCGTAGAACTAAATCCTTTTGAGCTTGAAATTCCAACGAGCATTTGCGATGTCAATTTGTGCGATGTGCAAAGTTGCTGCCTTGCCTCTTCGCTCAAATATGCATATTGTTGATGGGCGTCGCTAACCTCCAAAGCTGAGATTGTAATCTCGGAGTCTTTGTTGTCGTTCCAATTTAAAAAGAATGCGCCCGCATTTTGTGATCCTGTTAAGTGGTTACGGATTTGGCGTGTATTCTCTTGGATTGTTTCAATTGATTCTTGGACTCCAGCGTTCATATTAATAATATGGCCAAAGCTCAAACCTTTTTGAATGTGATTAATTGAGTAGTTTGATATTTCCTCTTCCATTTTCGCCCAACTAATTCCCGACACATAACTCGGGTTAGAATAGTAAAATTGCCCTACTTGGTAATCGCGAATAATATAGATTTCAGAGCGTTCGCCTAAACCTTCGCCAAATCCAAACGCGTCCATACGTTCGGGCTTATATTTGTTTACGTTTGAAAAATCATACGAGTAGTAATATCCTGTTATATCGCCCTCCTCGTTTGCAACTTCGGGAACAATTCTTTGTTTTGCTACGTGAAAACATCTTTGAATTTTGCCGTTTACATATTTGACCTCCAGTGAAGCCTCGCCAAACATCTCAAAATCCTTGCATATTTTACGTAAATCTTTTTTAGAAACGAGTGATATAATAGCCGCCCATTCTGATGGCTTGCGTGCTTTGTCTTTTGAGGTCAATCCTTTACCATAAATAAACTGCGAATAACTATCAATAATCGCCGAGTTTGTAGGCGATCCGTTATAGGCGTCAATAATCACTTGATAAAACGAGTTTTTGTCTCCATTTAATACCCACTTTTTACCGCTCACCTCTTTAATCTCAGGGCGAATGTAATTCGATAGGTTTATTATTTGTAATTTTTCCATAAATTATACTTTTAAAACTCCTTTATTGAGTTCAAAATTTTCTAAGTCAGTTTGAGCCGTTGCGTAAGCCTTGCCTCTATAAATTAAATTGTCATCCTCGTTGATTGTAACTTCAAACGATTGGCCTTCGGTCATGATTGGCAAGCTAAAAACCAACACTAAAACGTTGTTTTGGTAATATACGCCAGTCACATCAATTTCGTGAGTAATGTCTCGCGTTTCATCACGCAATAAAAACGTGATTTCGCCACTATTGTAGCCTCTTGGAATGCATCGGAATTGGTAAGGCGCAGTTAAATTGAATATCCACATACTATAATAACTGAATTTTGTTGTTTTGTAACAAAAAACGCCCCTTGAAGGAGCGTTTAATGACAAAACTATGAAAAGAATTAAGAAACAACGTCTTCAGAAACTAACGCATAAAGCGCAGTTACCATCGCACTGGTTAAGAATGGAGATAAGTTTGACTCTTCGGCAGCGATGGTCAAAGTGTAACCGCTTAAATCGGCTCCTGCTCCACCTGATACCTTAGTGCAATTCGACATTGTGCCAGTTGTTGCACCAATTAACATAATATTTCCGTTATAGTCTTCAACGAAAACGTAAGGGCGTCCAGCGCAAATCAATTGAACTTGAGCTTGCAAGTCAGCACCTAACTTTGGAAGTGTAACGGCCAAAGATTGGGCGTTCAAAAATGTTCCATTGTCCTCTGAACTTGTACCAGTTTCGGTCAAAGCGTTTGTTGTAGCTTTAACCTCGTATTTGAACACTTCTGCAAGCGTTCCGAGTGCGGTCAATTCCTGAGCTGCAATCGTGAATCCGTAGTCGGCATAATTTGCAAAATACAAATTTTTAATCCCTCCACGTTGATCACGGCATCCAAGTAATTTTCCCGCTGAAATTAAACAGGCCATATATTTTTTATGTATTTAAAACCGCCCGAGTTAACGAGCGGTCTTTATTAGTATTTAGTCGAAAGTCAAGTAAACAATTTCCTCAGCGTTGTAGTATCCAACACCTACGTTGTAAACTACTTTACCGCGAACTTTACCAGTCAATAGACCGATTTCGTCTTCGTCTACCAAAGCCACTTGGTTGTGGTCAGCAGTTAAACCAGTAGCGAATACTAAGTTTTTACGCTCGTAGATAACTACGGTGTTTGCAGGCAATCCGTTCAATACGGTCATTGTGTGACGTCCGAAAGTTAAAGCGAAGTCAGTATTTCCGTTTCCGTATACGATACCTTGAGTTGACAAGTAAAAAGCGTAGTACTGAGCAACGTCAGGAGATACAGCGAAAATCAATTCTTTGTTTCTCAAAGCGATTGGCACGGCAGCCAAAGCAGGTTTCAAATACTTAGCCAAAACGTTTGCTTCAGTTACGGCAGCGTCAGCAGTTGGCTTGTTTACATCACCGTCAGCAGCAAATAAAGTGATGAAACCGTCAAAGTTTGTTGATGACTGCCAAATGTCAGTCTCCAATTTCTCTCCGATAGCACCCAAAACCTCAGCTTGGATAGCGTCCATTATGTCAGAAGGAGCGGTAGGGTTAGCAGCACCGCCGCCCATGATTCCATCAGACCAAGTAGCACGGAAATCCTCTTTACAAACGTCAAAATCATTTTTGAATTTGAACGGCTCGATTAAGTTTTCGTTTAATACGATTGTCCCAGCAGGAGCAAATCCGCAAGTGTATGCAGTTGTTCCGTCAGTGTATGCGATTTTACGCAAAGACAATTTGTAGTTTACATTTTCAGCGATAGTTACCGCATTTTTTTCGATAGTGTCAATCGTTTTGAACGCTTGACCAATAATCACGCCCGCATCACGGCCAGCGTAGTTAGATGATACAGTTGTAGTTGTAGCCATTTTTTAATTTAAGTTTTTAAGATTATTTTGTATTTTTTGTGATCTCGTCATTTTGACGTTTGAGTTTGAAACCTCTTTAACTTCGGGTTTCGCTTTTGTTGATGCTTTCACATCTACTTGAGAAGTTTTAACATCAGCGATTTGTGAGCTTAACTCAGTTCTAACCGCTTCGATTTGTTTAGCAACTTCAACGCTCATTGATGTAACGATTGATTTTACTAACTCAGCGAATTGATTTTCGCTTGTCATTTCGATAGGAG